CAACGTCACGAATCCGCCGATCGGTTCGCGGCCCAACGCCTACGAGAAGACGGTGACGATCCGCGCACGTTACCCGCTGCCCGCGTCAGGCGGTCGCCAGTTCGATCTTGCCGTCGCATCGTTTGGCACAGGCGGCGGCGCTGGTGTCGATTGGACGAACGGCATGTTCACCGTGAAAGGCGTGTTCTAGCGCCATGGCCAAAGCAAAAACCAAGACCAGCGCGAAGGCCAAAGCGAAGAGCAAGTCGAAGAAAAAGCAGAAGCGAGGTTCGAGCAAGGGCCTGCGCAAAACAAAGCCGACCACGCTCGACGACAAGACGATCGAAGAGCTCGCGCGAATCGTTGGGCTCGGGAACTTTCGATACGTCGCACGCCAGCAGCTCGGTATCCCAGAAGGCACGTTCAAGACGTGGCTCTCTCGAGGACGCGCGGACATTCGAGACGAGATCCACGACACGCCGCAAGCGCGTCTGGTGATTGCGCTCGACAAAGCAGAGGGCGACGTGCATGCGAAGATCGTCCGAAACGTGATGACGGCCGACCCGACAGACCCGCGCGTGCTGAAGATCCAGACCGACTATCTCTACCGCCGGCACGGCAAGCTCTATTCGCGGAACCTGAACGCGCACGACGACGACACGGGCGAGACGCATCAAGTCAACCCGCTCGACTTGCTCGCCGAGAAGCTGAAACCGTTTTTGACCGACGACGAAACCGACGAACCGTGAGCGCCCCGCAGATCATCCGCCGGCTTGGACGGCTCGACAAAACGAAGCTGGCCGGGCTGCTCGCTTCGCTGTCGATCGCCGAAGCTCAGGCGCTGCTGGATTACTGGCCGATCTGGGCTCTCGGGCACCAGCAGATGCCGCCCGGCAAGTGGCGGCGATGGGTCATGCGAGCCGGTCGCGGCGGCGGTAAGACCTACGCGGGATCGAAGTGGGTCAACGAGATCGCCGAGGATCGCTCGAAGATCCGCACGGGCGACATCGCCATCATCGCGCGCACGTACACGGACGCGCGGCAGACCTGCATCGAAGGCAGCTCGGGCATCCTCGCCACCGCCAAGGCGAGCTTCCGACCGCGATGGGAGCCGGGAAACTCGCTCGTCGTCTGGCCGAACGGCGTGCGCGGTCGCGTGCTGTCGGCGGACAAGTCCGAATCGATCCGCGGCCTAAACGCTGCGGCCGTATGGGGCGACGAGGTTTGCTTCTGGCCCGACCCTGACAAAACATGGTTTGAAAGCATCGAACCCGCGCTGCGCATTGGCTGGGCTCGCGCCATCCTGACGACGACGCCGCAGCCCGACCCGTTCCTGCGCAAGCTCGAAGCGATGCCGGATACGGTCGTGACGCGTGCGTCGACATTCGAAAATCCGCACCTATCCGACGAAGTGCTCGACGCCTTGCGGGCCAACTTTGAAGGGACGCGCCGCGGACTGCAGGAGCTTTACGGCGAGATCCTCGAGGACGATGATCGCTTTTTGTGGCGACTCGACACGATCGCAAATAACCGCGTGCGCAACCGTCCGCAGCTCGTGCGCATTGTCGTCGCCATCGACCCCGCTGTCACGGCAAAAGAGTCGAGCGATATGACCGGCATCATCGTCGCCGGCATCGATGCCAATGGCGAGGTCTTCGTGCTGCAGGATGCGACCATGAAAGGCGCCCCCCACGAATGGGCGCAGCAGGCCATCGACCTGTTCAAGATCTATCGAGCCGACCGCATCGTCGCCGAGGTGAACCAAGGCGGCGACATGGTAGAGGCGACGCTCCGGGCCATCGACCCGAGCGTGCCATACAAATCCGTCCGGGCGACGCGTGGCAAGTTGCTGCGCGCCGAGCCCGTGGCGGCACTATACGAACAGGACCGCGTGCATCATGTCGGCGTCTTCGCCGAGCTCGAAGAGCAGCAGTGTACGTGGATGCCGGGCAAGCCATCACCCGACCGGCTCGACGCGCTCGTGTGGGCGGTGACTGAGCTTGCTCTCGAAGACGAAGCCAACGCGGGGTCGATCCTCGCCTATCTGTAGAATGGAGCCGATCTGATGACGGACGAAAAGAACGACAGCGCGCCCATGCGGGCCGATGACTACGCGAACGCGGTGACGGGCCTTGGCGGTCCGCCCGACAAAGGCCAATACACGTTTTTCCAGCGGCAGCCGGAGCTGACGCCCGAAGAGCTCTTCGACTGGTACGAGCAGGACGCGCTCGCAGCTCGAGTGATTGACCGCTTGCCCGACGACGCGACGCGCGAGGGATTCGTGCTCACCGGCAAGGACGAATCTTTCGACTGGAACGGGCTGCAGTCCGAGCTCGAGGATCTCGACGTGCTGAACGTCGTCGCCGACGCGTGGCGCTGGGGCCGGCTGATGGGTGGCGGATTGATCGTGCTCGCCGTCAACGACGGTAAGAAGATGCACGAACCGCTCAACATGAGCGACCTGCGGAAGATCGTCGGCTTGCAGGTCGTCGAGTCGACCTTCGCGCAGCCCGAAGAGTACAGCAGCGGGCTTGGATCTCGCTCGTTTCGGATGCCGAAGTATTACAGCGTGAGCGTCGAGCACGGCAGCGGGAAGGTTCGCAAGATCCACCGCGACCGCGTCATCCGCATCGATGGCGTCAAAGTTCCGCCGTCCCAGATGCTTCGCCGCGGCGGCTGGGGCCCTTCGGTTCTGCAGCGCATCGCAACGCAACTGCGGCAGCTCGGCGAGGTCATGGGGTACAGCCGAAGCATCGCGCACAATATCAGCGTGCCCGTGATGCAACTCGAGGGGCTGAAAACCATGCTGAAAGGCGACCCCAAGACGCAACGGCAGGTGCAGCAGATCTTCGAGAATATCCGAATGACCATGGACAATCTGCACGTCCTAGCGCTCGACGCCAACGACAAAGTCGGAGAAGCGAAGCGAGACGTCAGCGGGCTCGAGAAGCTCATCGAGAAGTTCGTCGACGCGCTTGTGCGTGCGACCGACATGCCGCGGACGATCCTGCTAGGAGAGCAGCCGTCGGGCCTTGGCGCCAGCGCGGACAGTGAGATCCGCAGTTGGTACGACCACGTGCACGCGCAGCAACGTCTGGTGCTGACGCCCGTCATCAATCGAATCCTGGAGCTCGCACTGCGGATCAAGTCGCGTCACGAGCAGGTCCCGAGCGAATGGACCATCGAATACAACCCGCTATGGCAGCCGAACGACACCGAAAAGGCGCAAGCCCGGCTGACCAACGCGCAGGCCGATCAGATCTACTACACGATCGCGGGCATGAGCGTCGACGAGATCCGCGTGCGCCTCGAGAACGAAGGCACCATCGAAGACGCGTCGGCGATCGTTCCACCGCCCGAGGTCGACGTGCTGACCGGCTCACCGCCGGGCGGCTCGGGTGCTCTGGCCACCGCTGACGAAGACGGCGACAATCTGGTGGGCCTCCCGTCAGACGAGCCGCTGCCCGACGATCTGGTCGATGTCCGAGAGGCTGCCAAGATCTTCGGCATCCCGACGCGCACGCTGACGCGCATGATGGAAAAAGGCGATCTGAGCTACTGGCAGTTCGGACTGCGCAGGCAGGTCAGCGTCTCCGAGGTCGCCATGGCTGGCCGCGTGACGAGCAAGCCCGGCCGCGTGCAGGAGGGATGCGGACACGAGCACGGCGCCGAGCAGCTCGACGACCGCATCGACCGGGCAGGCGACGACGAAGACATCGCGAAGGGGCTCGGGCAGCCTTTTCCCCAAGCTCGTGCTGATCGACTGGCGGCCAAGTACGGGCGAATGAATGAGATTGCACTGCGAGCCGCCAAGCGAAAAGTGATTCCCGCGATCGTCAGCGGCAGCGATGGGGCTGTCGCCGACGCGACCGAAGAGGTGCAGGCCGAAGTCGAGCGACGCTTCACCGATGACACCGTCGAAGGGCTGGCAGACGAAGAGGCGCAAGATCTCAAAGACGATCACGCCAGCATCTTTTTCGCCGCGCTCTCGCTTGCGGTGGGCTCGACGATCGTCGGCAGCGACGACGACACAGACGGCATCCCCCGCGGCGAGCCGTTGCCCCCGCCGGGCGTGCCGGGCCCCGATGGCGTGCCCGTGTCGCGTGCCCGCATCGGCGTCAGGGTCAACCCGCAGCCGCAGCTATTCGCGTCTGAGTTTACCGCCGAGAACGTCGCTTTGATCGGCGAGCTCCGGTCGGGAATCAAGGCCGGGCTGGACGATGCGATCGTCCGAGCTCAGGCGCTGGGCGGCACGCCCGAAGAGACCGCCGAGCGTCTGCTGCGACAGTGGGAACGCAACGGCGTCCCGTCGCAGATCCCGATCGACCGCGTCAAAAAGAACGGCGAGCGCGTGCTCGTGTCGACTGAAAAGCACGCGCGGCTGGTCGCGCACGACCAGCTCAACAAGCTGAACGCGCGGCTAAACCAGACGCGGCAGGAGGCCGCAGGCATCACCGAGTTCATTTGGACCACGCGCGGCGACGACCGGGTGCGCGAAGAGCATGCGGCGATCGACGGCAACCGGTACACGTGGGCAGCCGGTCACCCAACCGAAGGGCTACCGGGCGAGCCGGTCAACTGCAGGTGCAGCGCGACGCCGGTCGTCGACGACGAGCAAGTTCTGCTGTCGGGTGACTTCGTGTCGCTGGATTGATACGGTTTTGGAGTGACGCCGTATTTTCAGAACGACTGGGCAACGATCTACAACGCTGACGCGATCGAAGTGCTCGAGCAGCTCGAGTGCGACGTCGCATCAGTGATTACAGATCCACCCTATGGGAGCGGAGCTCGCAAAGAGGCGCAGCGCTCATCGTCGGGTTCAATGGTGCGCGGTCAACGATGGGCGAAGAAGCCTATCAAAAACGACCAGCTCACGACGACGGGCCTGATCTTCTTGCTTCGGTCCACGCTCATGCGAGCGATGCCCCTGCTGCGCGATGGCGGTTCGCTTCTGGTGTTCACGGACTGGCGTCAGTGGGCGAACGTTTCCGGCGTTCTCGAGACGATCGACGCCCGTCTAAACGGGATGATCGTCTGGGACAAGATGTCCATGGGGCTCGGCTCAGGCTTTCGCCTGCAGCACGAGCTGATCGCCCATGCGTCGAAAGGCGTCTGCGACATGCACCGCAAAGACATCGCCAACGTCTTGTCGTGCAAGCGCGCAAAGAACGACGAGCACCCGAGCCCGAAGCCGGCTTGGCTGATGCGTCAGCTCATCGAGGCGACTACGCCACCGGGGGGGCTGGTGCTTGACCCTTTCATGGGAGGCGGGGCGACAGCGGAGGCGGCGAAGCTGTGCGGCCGCAAGTTCGTCGGCGTCGAGCTCGACCGGACATTCTGCGACAGCACCATCGAGCGAATCGATCGACAGATGGATCTCTTCGCCTAGCAAAAAACCCGCGCCGGGTTGGCCCGGACCATTCCGGGCGGCTCCCAGCGCGGGGCGCTCTGCCATGCACTTGGCACCCCGCTAGGCTATCGCCCGAGCCCGGGCCCAACAATCACCCGAAATGCACCCGAAATGCGCGCATCACGAGACGCGCTCAGGCGCCTCTGGAGACGCGAGCGCCGCCACCGCTGCAGCAGTCTTCGGCGAGCGCCGCAGGCTGTTCAGGCCCCACCAGACGGCTTCGAAGGCGTGGTCGTCGGCATTGTCGATCGCTGCCTGCATTGCGCTGCGGATCGTGTGGCCTTTGATCCCGTCCTGCCGGTATGCGGCAAGCCCGGGCACGAAGCGAGCGCCGTCGCCGAATTTCTTGCGCCACGTGCGCAGCCCCTTCGTGACCACGGTCGACGGGTCGGCCTTGCTCGTGCGCGTCGAGTAGCACTGCGGCGTAATGTAGTCGCAGACGCTGGCGAGCCCTTCGAGCTTCGGCAGGTCGCGCCAGACGATGAGCGGGGCGAGCTTCGATGTCGGCGCGTACCGGATGCCAGTCACGCCGATCTCGAAGTCGCGGTCGGCGAAGAGCTCGCCAACGAGCGCGCCCGCGTCGGCGTACCGCATGCGCTTCTTGGCCAGCGTCCAAGGCTCTTCGGCGTCCCACATGAGCGACTGCGCGCCGGTCTTGGCGACGAGCTCGGGCAGCACGTCAGCGGCGCCGCGCAGGTAGCTCTCGTGGGGCATGATCCACGACATCAGGTGAACGTCGAGCCCGTGGTCCCGGGCAAGCGTTGCGAGGCTCACGATCTGCTGCGTGGGGCGCGTGTCGAACGGGCGCGGGAGCCGGTCGCCGCTGTGGTCGTTGACGATGATATCGAGCCCGGTGAGCCCGATTCGCTTGGCGAAGGCGACATCTCGCTCAGGGTTGCGCAGCGACTCGAGGCCGCACCAAGCCCGGCGCGAGTGCAGGAAGGGCGTCAGCGTGTCGGGCGTGGCGTCAGCGGTCTCGATGTCCGCGGCGTCGTCGTCGGCGACGGACGCGTGCGCGTGCTCGGCGATATCGCGCCACCGGTCAAAGAAATCTAGCAGGTCATCGAAGGGGCCCCACGTCATGCGCGAAAGCTAACACGCGGCCGAAGGAAAACCCCGGCTCGAGGTTTCCTTCGATTTCCTTCGGTGGGGGCTACACGGGGTCGGCGAGATTGTAGAGGGGGGTCCACACTGAGCGAAAACGAGCGGCGCGAGCGAAAGAAAATTGCAAAATGCCGAATTCGGGCAGATAGAGGGGTTGACGGGATAAACGAATGGGTTTACTGTAGTTTCACCATGACGAACCAAGTCAACACCGCCGCCGCCCGCTACACCGTCAAATGCACCTATGTTCGCTCCGACGGCACGGAGATCGTCAAATTCCTTCGTGTGAGTCCCAAGGGAAGCCGGACTCAGGTCTCAGACGAGGCAAAGGCTACGCTTGTCGATCTCGCGTTCGCTACCAAGTATCGCTTCGACGAGATCAAGAACAAGGCGAAATATGGTTATCAGATCGGTCAGAACATGGAGATCGAGATCCTGCCCGCGTAGGACTTGCGCCAATCGACCCGCGCCCCGTACCGGATCACCGGACGGGGCTTCGGTGGTGTGAAGACCCAAATCGTTTTTGACATCGAGCAAATCCCCGGGGGGTATACCGCGGAGAATCACA